TATTTACGCCGCTAGTTTTGGTTCTAAACAAAACAGAACCATTTTCTGGCGTTAGACCGCTAATGAAATCAACCTGATGCGCTGCTGAGTTTGATATTGTTGTGAACGCCTTTAGCACAGCCCTGTTTTTAGTGATCTGTGAAACAGCTTGCGCTGCCATTCCTACAGATACGTTAGCAGCATACTGCGTACTACAGGTGGCTGAAGTTATTGTCTTGAAATAACTTGCTCCCGTAACGGTTGCGGCAGAACCAGTAGATGTTATCACTTCAGTAAGAACATCACCGTTTGCATCAGTGCCAACTATAGTGACTGTCTTTCCGCTATCACTTGAACCTGTAGTGGTAACGGTAAGCAATCTAGCCGTTCCAGCGGTGAAGCTAGAGTTTGCAATAGTAAACGCTGTGTTTGGCCTATCGGCAGCGGCAACATAAGTAGTAGACGCAGCCTGTGCATCTACCACTGTTGTAGCCTGTATGTGGGATACACCCATATCCGTTACTCCTTACGGCTGGACCACTGTATTGAATGCCTGTGCATACATTACTGTTATAACAACTGATCCCGCATTAGTGCCTGCACTTGCAGTAGCTGTTAGCTTTAAATCAGATGCACCAGTGTTTTTCCATGTAAGTGTACCACCGCCAGAAGCGCCTAACGCCTTAATACCTACAGTAGTTCCAGAAGCAACAGCATTAACTAGAGTCGCTGCACCGCCTACGGTATCACCAACACTGATATTCGTCGTAGTATTAGCAGCCACTTCTAAATCAATAATTATATCTACGATTTTTGAGTTGGCAGGGATTACTACATTTGTGGCTTCTGCTGCGACAGCACCGCCAGAAATATCCATTACATGTTGTTGAGTCATTACAACATAACCTACGTTTGCTATGTCTGACCCAACAGTAGTGCCCGTTGTGTTGCGGATGTTGCCAGCCCGTATAGGACCAGAAAAAGTAGTAGTACCCATGTTGATCTCCTGTCTGGGTTAGTCAAACACACCATGTGTTTGTCAGGGATATGGAGATACTAACATAGAAACAAAAAAAATAAAGGGGCAACTTTCGCCACCCCTTTACCGATAAAAGTTCTATTGAACTATTATGCTCCGCGAGAACCGTAGATTCCCAATGGATCTGATACACCAAAGCTGTAACGCTCACGCGCTTTGTAGCGCACGTTACCAGTGTCAAAGTCACCATCCATGCCTGTTTGCATAGCGGTACGAACAAAGTGCTTCATGCCGTTAGGCACATCAGTTGTGATGAAGAAGGCATCATTGTCTGTCAGATAGTGGTTCACCGCATAACCCTCTGGGATAGACCCGTTTGAGTTAAGTGCGTTGATATCATTATCTGCTGTACCAACACGCTGAGTTGTTTCCAACAAGCGAGTTGCAACAAACATTAACGCTGGTGGAATGACCAACCTACGAGGGCGAGCAGCAATCAACAAACCACGCTCATCAGTGAACGCGGCAATATCAATAACAGCTTGCTCAAGTGAAGTTTCATTCAAGTCAGCGTCAGTTGCGGGGCGGTTAGCGTTTGTGCTGCCCTCAACTGTAGGATGCGCTGTGTTAAACAATGTGACGCCATCACCTGAGTTAAAGGTGGTGAAGCCTGTGTTCAACAAGGCAGCAGCCTTAGTTTGTTTGGTGTAAGCCATACCACGGGCAAGAGCCTTGGTATAACGTGCAGACAAAGAGTCATACAGATTATCTTCCATAGCTTCTTCTGTGATGGAGAAACCCATCGCAACAGTCTCATGGTTGTAACGCGCAGTGAATGATTCCTGTGCGTTGTCATATGAGATGGCAGAACCTTCCGCTTTCACGGGGGCTGCACCAAAGCCAGACAATTTTACTTCCTCTTCAAAGCTACGCTCTGATGATTCAGTTTCATAGATCGCTGCATGTTCGTCTTCGTACCGACCATATTCGATACCAAACAAAGCATTCAGACCGGGTAATAGCTCTTTAAGGAGCTGGGCGCGAGAAATAGCCATTGTTTATACTCCTTAAATACCAACGCCATTCGTCATCGAATGGGAGCTGGGGTTGAACTTTACGATAACATCAGTAAACGCATCGTTTACTTCTGAACCGGGCGCATCAACAAAACCAACAATCTTAAAGGCGATTGTAGCGGTTGTGTTTTTAGTAGCGATATCTAGAGAGATACCAGAGTTACCATCAAAGGTGCTTCCAGCATTTTGATTGATCGCCATGTTCTGATGCAAATCAGTCTGAGGCACTTGACCATCAGCTTGAATTTGAAAACGAACAGTTGGATCATCAACGATATACGCCTGAGCGTCTGATGCTACTTGACCAGCAGGCCAAGACTGACGTTGAATGAATCCTTGAGTTGAGTCTGTGTAAGAACAACCCATGAATACACCGATAGTGCCAGCAGTGAAAGGTGCAGCGTTAGTTCCGACTGCGCCCATTTTTTCAATCGTTCCAGCGGCGACAACAGCAACGATGTCTCCGTAGAAAATTCCGGTAGCATACCCACTAGCAATAGGAAGCTGAGTAGTGGCACCTGCATAAGCAGTGCCCCCAACTTTATTTAATGGGCGCAAACCGTAAGGATTAGATGTAGTAGCCATAAGGCCCTACTGTCATCTAAGTTTACAAAATAGCAAGCATCCCAAAAGTTCTATTGAACTTATAGACTACTTACCAAACGAAGATCGTGTGCTTCGCTCTGGAGCCAGAACGGGCATACGAGGGTCTGATTGTTTTAGATACGAGTTATCAACAGCATCCATTTGGCTTTGAGCCGCCTGTAACTGTGCTTCAACCCTAGCCTCGACCTGTTCAGTAGCGAGTTGACATAACAGTAAACCCCCCACCTCAATACCGTCTTGGAATCTTGAATCTATATCAGACACAATGTGAAGGTCTGGATGATCCTCTTTACGAACTGGCGTCCATCCCTCACGAAATCTGGAAGAGACGTTAGTGTTATCCGTATTTCCCAATGTAGATGTGCGGATCCAGCGGAAGGTAATACCATCGCGTGGCTCTGGGGAAGGTAACATTGTCGGTCTAGTCCATGACGCTTTACGTTTACCCGCATCGCGGGTCTCTGTTGTGCGTGGAGATCTGTTCGTCATTTGGATTGATCCTTCATTAATTGCGCCGCATATTGCTCATTTGAGAGTCCAAGCCGCTTGGCGAGAGAGGCTTGCGTTGAGGTAAGTCGCACTGTGCGTGATTTTTTCGTCGTTCTCGACGGTGCAGCAACCACGGGGCCACCTTGACGTTGGGGTGCTTGTACCTCTACTTGCCCATCGTCAAACTTATCTGGAAAGACCTGTCTCATGGCCTTGTCAATTTCTGTATAATACTGATCTGTATTTGGATCAATCCCTGATTGTACAAGCTTTTGATGCACACCATATGCATAGCCTGTCATTTCAGGAGTTTCAGGATTCTCAAACCAAGTATTTTTCTTACCCCATTCTAAAGCGCGTGGATCAACTTGCGGCTTAGCGGGTGCCTGTTGTTGATATTGAGGCTGAGGTTGAGGAGCAGGTCTCTTCTGAGGTTTATAGTTGGCTATCTTGTCAGCCTCTATTCTCAAAGAAGTAACTTTGTCATTCGCTTCAAGAATTAAATCAGAATCCCCAGCATCAATAGCTTCTTTATATGCTACCTTTGCTCTGTCTAACTCAGCTTGAACGCGACCTTTAGCTTGAGAAACAAGAGTTTCCTCTCCTTGTTCAAGAGTTTTTCTAAGGCGTTCATTCTCAGCCTTGATAGACTCAGCATACTTTAGAGCTTCTTCACGAAGTCTAATAGCTTCCTCTTTGTTCCTACGTTGCTCATTAGCTTCGTAAGTCATTTTCTTAAAACGCTTTTGAACGCCCTCAGAATACTTATCTAACTCATCATCGTTAAAAGTTTCAGGAGCAGCATCTTCAGATTTACGGGGCCTACCACGGTCCTCTTCTGGAGTGTCATCTACAATTTCAATCTCAAACTTATCATCAGACACAACATCTTGTGTTTCAGGTGATTCGTTTCCAACATCTTCCATCATTTCAGGTTCTGAAGCTAAGTTACTCATACCCGT